GTTTGCGTTCACGTAACCACCGGGTAATGCTCACAAACCACGACCGGGTTCTGCGCGGCGTTTAATCATCAACACGTGACCTGAACAGATAACAACACTGTCAGCAGTAGAGAAGATTGGGGGATAGGGCAAACTTGCATATTGCTTTTTGTATGTTTCAACAAACTCACGCTCACGGATAATTTGTTCGTACTCAGGAGTTTCCTTGAAAGATGCCAAGTAGTCAAAGGTAGTTCGTGGTACGACACCTTTGATAAAGTCCATGTTAGCACCGCGTTTGAAATACAGGTCACGAATGTTAACTGCACTGAGTGGAGCAATTTCCTCTACATCTTCATAGCCCCATTGAGGGAACATATCAAGGTAGAAACTTGAATCGTCTTTCTTGTGACCGATGATAGCAGTCTTTGTACCGAGGATGCGATACTTGCTAACGATACTTTGGATGCGTACTGCCCACGCTTGGTCGTTGTAAATTGTGTCTATGTTTTCTTCCACATAGACTCGCATACTCAAGCCACCTGTTGCGGCTTTAATCATTTGTTCACGTTCGGCACTAGTGAACGGGTTTTTGTAAGTGCGAGGTTGTGCGGCTGATCCTGTGATGATGACCAATTGGTCAGTCAGTGCTGTGCAACGCTTGATAATTTCCAAGTGTGCATTGTGAAGGGGTTGAAAGCGTCCTATTAGGACTAGGGTACCATATTGTTTTGACATTGAAAAATCCTTTCAATAATGTCTGCTCGGCGTCTATCGCTCTGCTACTTTTATTTATACTTAGTATAACACCGTTTGTATTATTTGTCAAGTATTTGGGTAAAAAAGGCGCCTAAGCGCCCTTTTTAGAATCCTTTCGGAATCGGCCAACCATCTGACCAAGTGTCAGCGTTTGGGTTGACATAACGATAACGCTACCCTTATGGTAGCCTTCATTGTAGTCCTTGCTGTACGGAGTATTTGAATACTCACGACCATAGTAACCATCACTGTAGCCACGATAGAAGTCACTAGTGCCTTCTTTAGGACCTGATGCTTTTGGAGCCACGTAAGTGTTACCATTAGCATTAGATTGAACTGGTTGAGTGAACTCAACTGCATCGTCAGGATTTACACCAACTTCACCGATAACTTCGTAACGACATGCACGACCTTTTGCATCGTTGTAGTCACTTGGAATGGACACTACGTCAGCTGGGTTGATTTTTACAATCACAGTGCGTTCACCACCGAAACTACGCAAGTAGCTTTCAGCACAAAAGTGCAAGCCGGTTGAGCAAGTGTTGTCACGGTTGTCGTCAACATCGTGACGTTCCATTTCAACAACTTGACCCGGAGCGTTGTTCATAGTACCTGAATGAACGTCCAAGTAGTTAGCACGAACTTTCTTGTAAGCCAAGAAGTAGCCATCAGGAGTGATTGGCAAGTTGTTCTTTTCCAAGAAACCATACAACTCAGTCACGGCTCGCTTGCTTGGGTTCTTGTACAAGTTTTCCATGAAAGCTACCATTGGTTCAATCGGGAAGCCTTCTTGCAACATTGTAATCATTCGGCGTGCCAAGCCAGTGTTCAGTTCCTTGTTCTTCCAGTACAATGTTTCGCCCTGGATGCTAACGTTACCTTGACCATAGTTCAGTACTACTTTCTTAGGTTCGATAACGTCTTTCACAGTGTCCCAATCACCGGCTTTAATCGCATCCAACACTTTGTTGTATGTGATATGGGTCTTACTAATTGTGTGAGGTTGATTACCAATCACAACGACAATGTTATTGCCTTGAATCAAATATGGATAACTCATTTTACTTTACTCCTTTAGTGGAATCCACCATGTTAATATACTCTGCCAACTCGTCAACTTTCACTGTGTAACCTGTTGCATATTTCAGCATTGGGTAACGTTGTTGCACAGCTTCCATTTCTTTTGTGTACTTTTCAATCAAAGCAGCCGGGCTAACAGCAGATTTAACTTCAAACGCACGAGCCAAGAATTCTAAACTCTGTTGCTTAGTACGGTCAACTGATTGAACATCTTTGAATGCGTTACTCAGTTTAACGTATGGGCTGTCTTGATTAATGACCTTAGAACTAGCATTGTACTTGAAAACTTCTTTAAAGTCAATAGCATGTTTGACCATTCCCATGACATTGTTCATGTCCAGTTTAGCCAATTTTTCAGTAATCATTTCATCAATGTTTACCCAGTTCTTTTGCAACTTGACCCATTCAATGTCAGTCTTACGCACACCATAGATATTGCTATCATGGATGCCAGAACGTTCCAAATGTTGCTTCAACAACTTAACATCAGAAACCTTACCCAATGATTGGAAACCACTCAATGGGATATAGTAATGTGTTGTTTTACTGTCAAATGTATCAGCCTTACCAGCATCGTTCCAAACTGTCTTGGTGTTGCGGCCCCAACCACCTGATGATTTCTCAACCAAGTGCAAGATAGTAACGTTCTTACCCATTGAACCATCAGCACGAGGCTTCTCCAACAAACTACTTGCTTGCAAGATTTGCGATTCGGGTGGGCTAGACAACATTTTAAAGAAGCCTGCAGTGTCGACCTTTTTAGTCTTGTCGTATGCTTCCAACACAAACACAGTAACAGAACCTTTAACATCCTTGCTGTTACGATAGTGATACTTGGCACGTTCAGTAGCACCAGTAGCCGTGTCATTGATAATGAAACGAGCACCACTACTCACTGACAAGGACCAAGCGGTGTAGCGTTCTGGATTACCGTCCTTGTCCTTATTGTCGTAGTCGTACTTACCCTGAGCCTTGTTGTTTGAACAAGCCTGATACGATTGTGACTTATGAAAACCACGAATAAAAATGTTGAATTTAGTTTTCAACATTTCCTCACGCAACTCAAATTCTTTCAATCGGTTGTAGCGTTGTGTATCAATCAAATCAAATTTGGTGTCAGCTACGTACTTGTTGACAGCACCAGACCACAAATATGACTGTAACTTTTTCTCTAAGAAGTAAGCACGTTCCCACAAGTTTGTAATAGCATTGGCTTCTTTAGCTAACACATCAGTCAACGCAACGTTAACTGCTTCCAGTTTCTTTTTGATGCTGTTGATAGTCAGGTCAATATATGACAGACCTTCACGTGATGCTTGGAAGTCAAGTTCACCGATACCAAACTCAATAGCCAAGCCGCAACTCAGCAGGCTACGCAAGTCACCTAATGTTTTGTCAGCCTCGGGGATAGAGATTGGGTAAGCAATGTTACCCATCAATGCGATACTACCACGTGAATCATTCATAGCATGAACACCTGGGATAATGTTTTCAGTTTCGTATGAAACTTCCTTGAAACCAAAGTCACCGTTACCGGACACCACAGGCTTCAACTTGAAATATTGATAAACTTGGCGTGCCTCTTGACGGAACTTGTCAAAATCATAACGGTCGTTAACACTGAATTTAACCTCAACACCTGCCGGGTCCGAAGTTTCCTCAGTCATCATTTGGGCAATACTAGGCACACCAGACTCGTTAATAAACGCAGTGTAAACACCTTTGATGCCATTTTGAATAGCGGTGACTGTGAAGTTATCTGTATACGAGAATGGAGATTTGGACCCCAAACCCAATGCGCCGATGAATTCGTTTGACGCTGTTTTAGTACTTTCAAAGTAAGTTGTGTAGATGTTTGTGACCTGGTCGGCAGACAAACCAGTTCCATAATCTCGGATTGAAAACCACGGTTCAAGGCTGTTGGGCAAGTGGACGTCAAACGGCGTATTGCTCTTACCGGCGGCTGTGTGCGAATCCACAGCATTGCATGATAACTCACGGATGATTGCTCGGACTTTGTTTGCATACAAACCTGACGACAGAATAGAGAAAGCCTTCGCACTATTGCGAATACGAAACTCACCGATTTGACCGACGTTTGACAGTACAGCTTGGTCTTGGGGAGCAGAGTTCAAAATCATTTAATTTCCTTTATCACATTCAATACAAGTATTATAGCACCAAAACGATTTATTGTCAACAGTTTATTCTTTGTATGCAATGACACGAACGTAAGTAGTCATAAACAGTTTGGTACCAAACATCTTTGCGTTAGTATACAATTTAGGAACTGAACTAGTGAAACCTGCTTCTTGGAACAAGTCACGTGCTTGGTGAATCACTTCATCAGCAAAGTCAGAATCAACCGCGAATACAACAGAGCGGCGATTTGGGTCACGCTCGGTAGTCTTTTCGGTATATGTGTGCGAGGGCAAGTTAGCACTAGCAGCTTCAAAAGCAAGTTTCAGTAAATTGCGGGCGTCAAGAGTAGATGCAAACATTTTTAGTCCTTTAATCAATCAATACATGTATTATATGCCCAAATCCATTTATTGTCAACCTTTGGGTGCAATTAAAAATGAATACTTATGTTTTCTTTAAAATCCACATAGTTAGTTCGGGTCCTCCCACTAATACGCACTGACTAGTGTATTTAAGGTATCCTGATTCCTGACGATACTTTGTTGCCATAGGGACGACACGGACTTGCTTCGGAGTCACCTTGATGACCTTACCTACGTACATTGCATTGTGGTGCACAAAGGCTACTGTATCATCTTCCTTGACTTCACGGCCTAGTAGGTCAAGGTGTTCTGTCATTGTAGTGTTCTCGGTGCATCATCGTCAGGAAGCATATCAAGAATTTCTTTAATCTCGTCTTCTTCCAAATCATCAAGTGAGATAGCATTAGTCAATGCGTCTCCGTTAGTAAATGCGTCTTCAATTTCTTTGATTAGTTCATCAAGTTCTTCCTGTGTACCATCAAAGTTATCAAAGCAACCCGGAGCAAAATGAATCTTTATCTTGCCGTCTTCGGTTTCTTCAATGTCTGCGAAACCTTCAATAATTTTATCTGTCATAGTCCTAATCCTCTGAATCCTTTATCAAAATAAATTCTAGCATAATCTTGTGCGCCAGTCAAGTAGAATGACTCCGCAAATGATTTAGTCCAACCACGAGCGCGGGCACTTTGCCCTTTTGCATAAAAATACTTTTTACCTGTCATTGTTTTCCTTTAAATTTTAAGCCTTCAGTTTATCAAACAAATGTGCCTTGTCATAGAAATATTTGACATAGGTCTTTTCGTCACGCCACTCAGCAACTTTACGAGATAGGCGTTCAGTCCAATTAATCATATCACTACGAAACCAAAGTGGGTTGATTACTGCAAGTAATACAAGAACCAAGAATGGAATCAGTGTGGGACCAGTGACTGACCAGAAGGCAATTTTGTATTGTGCGTTAGGTGAAAGTTTCATTTTAATCCTCTCGGAATAGTTTAATCATAGGACCGTCATACGGGTCACTAGTGTACTCATACACATCAGTAGTTTTACACTGTTCCACATCCTGCAAGATACGCTTGAGTTCTTCAATGTTGACTTCCAACATCTTGGTAACTGTGTATGCTACCATGCGCACATGGGCATCTTCTGATTGGCGATTCTCGTTTTCACGAGCCAAGTATGCTTCCTTGCCAGCGATTGTGTTACGCAGGTTATCTGCTACAGTTTGGATGTTCATTTTGCTTCCTTGCTATAAAGCCAACGGCGAAATCTTGGTGATACCGTTGTTAGGACATTTACACCAATAATTAAAAATACCAGTATAATGATAATACTAATGAAAATGTTTCCAATCATTCTTCAACTCCGAAATGTTCTTTTAATCTTTCTGCCGTAATGTTCATTACTGTACCACATGAAGGTGTTTGATTCACTGGTTGTTTTAACCAATCAGCACATTCTTGAACAATCAACTCGGCGAACTTTTCCAAGTCAACACCATCTTCATCGTGCTTGTCTTTGGCAAAGAACATTCCAAACTTGTCATCGGTCATGCCAGCTTGTTCAGCAAGTTCTTTAATTCGTTCGTTCATTCTTCAACTCCGAAATGTTGCTTCAATGTTTTTAGATTGTTATATAACGCCGTACAGTCATGTCCACCTTTGGGAATTTTAGATAATACTAAGGCACATTCCCTAATCGTCAACTCAACCAAGTCATACAATGCTCTACGATCAGTTTCAAACATTCCAGTGTTGGCATCATACTTTAAGTCTGGGATAGACTTGATAAGTTCATTTGCTCGTTCGTTCATTCTTCAACTCCGAAATGTGCCTTCAACAAGCCTGTTACAGCTTCCAATGTTTTTAAGTATGTTTGTCGGTCATAATCTGGAGGAATATCCCCATTGCTGGCATGAGCAATCTTTTCCATGATTTCCACACAATAAAAACATTCCTGAACAATCAACTCGGCGAACTTTTCTTTACTAAAAATAAGTTCGCCCTTGTATTCAACAAGACTTTGTGCGGCGAATTTTTCTAACAGTGGTATTTTGTTCATATGTTCCCTAATCCAATTCGTGAATATCCCAGCTTTGACTTAATTTCTTTTCTTTTCTTTTCTGGTTTCCAAGCTCGCGGATCAACTGTTTCTCCAGTGAGTTCATATCTGAAATCCGGGTCATAGACCATGTGTCCCAGTTTATTCCATTTTATTTTTCCGTCGTATAAGAAGATGCACCCACGACACATGCAGAAACTGGCACCGTTATCACTCATTACATTACCGTTTACGGTGCCCACATATTTGACAACATTACCTTTGTGCATTTCTTTCAAGGCTTCGTAATAGTCAATCATTCTTCAACTCCAAAATGTTGTTTGATTCTATTAGAAAGAAAAACACCATAATCGTCATTTTGTCTATCGTTACTAACGAACTCACCACATTCCCGCACAATCAACTCGGCGAACACAGCTTTGATTTTTTCAACTTGTGTCCATGTCAGGCTTGAGTAAGTATCAGGCACTGCTTTATCTAAAGCCTGACCCCATAGTTCATCAATTCGTTTGTTCATTACTTTACTCCAAATGTGTTAAGTGCTGGTTGCAATGTGTTAATCAATTCTGTCTCACGGGCATGAGCAGGGCGCTCTCCACGTACTACTTCAACAACACCGAATACGAAACGCTCGGCACCACGCTCACGCAAAGCACGAGACAAACCCCAGTTTTTGTTCTCAGCGAGGGCACGTTGCATGTGCTTTTGCATACGGCGATTCAAAGTCTTTTTGACGTTGCCTGCAAAGCAAACAGCAGTCAAACCGATGTAGTACTCAAGTGTTACTGTATCTTGGATAAAGTAGATGACTTGATTGCGGTCTGTTCTACGTTTACGTGTGATTTTTGAGTTCATGTAAGTATTATACAACCAAAACCATTTATTGTCAACCTACTGCAATTTCGTTTCTAGTGTAACAGTATGCAACTCCTACAAAAGAAATGGTCCTAGTGTCCCGGGACCAATAATGAATACTTTCTATTACATTTTTTGTAATACTTTTATTCTAATTTTGCTTTGATTTCCATATAGAAAGTTTGATATTTTGCAATCCGGGCAATGTCTTTTTCAGTGACGCCCTTCAAGCGACGGATATCAGTGTTGTGACGCAAATCAGCCATTTTGACTTTCATTGCATCAGGGTTAGCAAAAACGCCTTCCTTGTATTCTTCGTAAGTTTGACCGGGTTGCTTAGTCAAAGCACGAATACCATCAATCACACGTTCCGAGATACCTGCATCACGTAAGTCCTTGTATGTAGTACTTGTGTCTTCAATTACATCATGCCCAAGAGCCATGCACATTAGTTCCTCGTCAGTTGACTTTAGATAGTGCATCACTTTGAGTGGGTGCAGGATGTAGGGGTTGCCACCTTTGTCAAATTGACCATGATGTCCATTGACTGCAATGTGTAGCATTTTGTCTAACATTTCGCCCTTTTTCATATCGTTGCCCTTTCTTCTATCTTGCTTACAGTATACAACATTACCCGTTTTTTGTCAAGCCTAATGCTTCAATGAAAATCTGCTGTTGTTTTTGTGCAACATCCATTTCCCAAGGAAGGTTCTGATATTCTTCATAGGGCATATCCTCAGGAAGCTTCTTTGTGATGAATATTCCATGCCAATAGCAGGATCCATCACGTTTGATTTTAAGAGTACCTTTGTGTTTTTGATGTACGTGTATTAGTTCGTGTGTAAGGATTTTAGGTATCGCATCAAACGGTAAGTCATAGTGAATCCCTATGCGATTGATTCGGTGCATGTCAATGCCACCCCATACGTTAGCACCTAAATCATAAAGGCAAACTTCAATGACTTCAGGTAACTCTATTATTTGTGAAATGGCTTTAGCAAAGGCAGTAATGATTGCCTCTTTTGTATAGCTGTGCTTATTGTTTTGATAGTGATAAATTACGTTCACGCATTATTTAGCGTCAGAATCATCAGCGGGCTTGATATACTCGTAATTTACAGTGTCCACATTCTCACGGAAAATGATAGCACCGTTCTTTAAATGAAAGCGTCTAGCCATTTCAGTCTTAGGACTTAACGTTACGAATCGTGTAATGCTAGGATGTTGCTTTTGAATCTCGCTTACTGCTTTAATCAATAACTCTTTACCCTTGCCTGCTTTATAGCTCCAGATAGTATAGAATACTGCGGTAGTCGGAACCACTGATGTAGTACTCAAGTCATTTACATCTTTTGGAACAAAGTCATGGAAGCTAACACATACCATTGCATCTGGTTTATCATCATTGGCTAAAGCTGCTACAAATCTACCTTCACTTACACGGAAGTCTGTTGGGATCTCAGGACGTACAGGGTCGTCTTTAATGAATTCTAACAGTTTGTGTGTGATATCTTTGATGAAGTGTAGCATAATATGTGTATTTATGCCTCACTTATAAAAGTCGTATATTATGCGCTATATATTTTCTTTAAACTTGCATCAACTAGATTCTGCCGTTGTTGTTTTGTTTTGGCGCCCAACACAGTGATGTTGTATAGCTGATTGTTTGCTCTTACTAAC